CCGTACATCTCATTATTGTGTGCCATTTGAGAGAATGTCATTTCGTATGCCTTAATCGTGCTTTGTGAGTCAGACCAGCATGGGCCATTATCATCCCTCATATACGATACGGGTACGCGAGGAAATCCGTGTGGTGTGACTGACACTTTCGTATATCCTCTGAAATTGAACATTTCAAAAATGGAATGCATTACACTATTCACTATACCACCTTCGCTTCTTTTCAGTATGTAGTAGTTTGTATCATCCCACACTTCTGCCCATTCCACAACGTTTCCTTCATCGTCATAGTCGTTGTAGAAACGTGCAAAGGTTACAAGTTTTCCATTTCTCCCATAGTGTGGATATAGTCTGTCACCCTTAGCGAATGACAATACATTTCTGCATATCCGCTTTTCCTCATCGAAGAAATAAACTATCGCTCCATCGCCAGTACATTTCACGGATTCAGCTATGCCAAAGAAAGCCTCTTCCATATCCTTTTGAAGCCAACCCTCTCTGAACTTGTTCACGCTTGACTCTTCTTTCGTTGTTGGAGTTTCCTTGTTTATCTCAAACTGAATGTCATTTCCGCATAGGTGTACAAGTTGCTTTGTGGCTATGATACGCTGAAAAGCGAATGAGTAACGAGGCATCAACTCCCGATAGTATTCCCTTTTCGTGTTTCCAGTTGGATTACCTTCGCTGTCAAGTACAGGAACTTCCTCGTATCTGAATATGTCTGGATAGAAATATTCCGAGTTTATCTTGTGTCCTGACGGGTATAGTTCTTTGAGAAAATCATTTTGGTTCAATACCAAAGATTCCTTTTCGCAACCATAATCTGGTGAAGGAGAACCGCCCATCATATACCCCTCTGGGCGAACCCTTCTCCATGGTTTCTTTGTCTTTAGGTCTTTTAGGTTTTTCATTTTATCTGTATCTTGTGATAATGTTGAATGGATTTCTGCATTGCGTAAGCATTCCCTTTGGCCTTGCCGTTCCGTGTTTTTCCCTTATTTCAAATATCTGTCTCATAAACATACTCTCGAAATAGTCTGGACTATGCCCTATCAGTTTCTTCATTTCTGCTTTCTTTATGAGACAAAATCCCCTATCCGAACGGGATTCATCTGCTCGTATGCACTTCCTTTCCTTCATCAGTATCTGTCTGAGTGGTACTTTGTCAAATCCGTTTCCAGAGAACTTCCTGTCAAGCAAACGTGAATCTATTGACACATCACCATTGATTATCCTCTCTGCAAACTGGTACGCACATTGTGATTTCAGATTGTCATATACGCTTCTGTACTTATCTTCAACGGAAGCCATGTTATTGAACGGGACTGCACGTTTGAAGAATCCACGGAACGCCTGTCCTATTCCGTTAAGGTCGTATGCAAAGTTTTCTTCAAGTATTCCCCATTCGTCAAGTTTTGAACTTACCGCTTCAAGAGAACCCTTTGAGTCCTTTCTGCAAACAAATACATCGGCTATGTGCCAACCCTTCCAAAGCCACATCACAAGCGAGTCTCCACCAGAGAAAGCCACATCGCAAGTTGCGTACCTTCTTCCTTTGTCCATAATCGGATTTGAGAAGAAGCGTTCCATATCATCCATCTTTATCATGTCATCCCCAACTGACTTGAAGTTCCAGTTTCCTCCGAGGTCTCTCGCCCTGTGTTCCTCGTCCTGCTGTGCAAGGTTTGCCACATAGTTTGGATCATTCCCTATCAAGGCAATGTTTTCCTCCAACCTACCCTTGATGAATGTAACGGATTTCACAAACATTCTCATCTTGTCAAATCCGAGTTTCTCGTACTCGTCATTCCATAGTGGGTCTATTATATCCTTTGCCTGTGCGTACACATCTTCGGGTGTATCTCCCCAATAGATAGAATCTGGAGAATCTCCATCCATGAAGCAATATCTTATCTCTCCATCGCGTGAAGGAATTGGGTCTCCATATTCATCTATCCACCAGTCTATGAATTTCCTTACCCATGAATCTGGGTCTGGGTTGCAAGTTCCGTAAAACCTGTTTCTTATTCCGTATGCGTTTCGGTTGCAAGTAATGAGATACTTGAATTTCTGATACTCAACGTGCGTAATCTCATCTATTGCTATGTATGGGAATTGCTTTCCCTGGAAACGCTTGATGAAATCTTCTATTGTGTCAGAGTAGTACGAGAATTTCAGTTTTCCACCATTCTTGAAATTCCACGTCATATCATCCTTGCTTCTGTTGTACGAGCCAAATTCGGAGAATAGGTTGTATGATGTTTCCACAATATCCGACAAGTCCTCCTTCTCATTACGCATGATGATTGCAGAGAAATTCCTTGCGTATATATCCTTGAAAACCTCACTCAGCAAAGCAAACGATTTTCCACCACCTCTGTTTCCTCCGAAGATTACTATATCTGCATTGCTTGAAAGGAATTTCTCTTGACAACCAGCCTGCGGAGAAAGAAAATACCTATCCTTTTTCCTTCTCATTTCATCGTACTTGAAAAAGTCAATTACTGGCTGTCCGTCAGTGGTTTTCAAAATACTATCGTAACAACTTGTATCTCCTAAGCAATCGTTAATCATAGGGGCAAAGGTAAGTAAAAAATACGCTAATTGTGTATTTTATTCACATTTTCGCTATTTTTTTATGAAAAAAGTTTGGATTTGTGAATAATACAATATCTTTGCACCAAATGAATGTCTAAAACCATACAGACAAACATACATGGAATGCTTTGCAAATGATGTTTGAATAAATTATAAATCAACCATAAACAAAGTGATGTTTGGAAAAACCACACATCATGCTAAAAATCAAGAAAAGATGGATAAAGAAAAACTTTTATCATCATTCAATCAGCAGATAGGAAAAACCAGTCTGAGTGAAAGAACTTTGAGTGAGTATGTAGGTGCAATTTGCGAAGGTGTAACAGACGAGTCCCTTACGGATTCATTCTGGGCATCACAAAAGCAAATACTTAAAACAATCGAAGGACAACTCAATTTTGATGTTACTTCAAAGATAAATGCGTTCAAGAGCGATTGGGAAAAGCAGCACCCTAATGACGGAAAAGGAAAAGAAAAGATTGAGGATTTCAAGGAATCCGAAGCGTACAAATCCTTACTTTCCGAAATTGACAACCTGAAACAGGCAAGTGCCCAAAAGAGCAAGGATGATTTAATCAACGGCTTGCGAGTTGGAGTCAAGGGAAAGTCCGATGAACTTAAAGTTAGCAACAAGGCTTTATGGAATGACATAGTGGCAACTATCTCCGTTTCGGATGAAGAAACACTTGATACGCTTACGGAAAAGACAAAATCCATGTACGAGTCAAAGTTGAAGTCCTACATGCCATCAGCCGTACCTTTCGGCTCTGACACAACAAAGACAACATCTGTGACACAAGCAGAGGCAGAGGCTAAAAGGAATGCTTTCAAGGCACGAATGATAGCAGAAGGTAGATTGTCACAAGAACAAAAGTAAAACAAGTTTAACCTAAAAAAACCGAAAGATGATTATCAAAGGAACATTCAACACTATCGGGAAGTATAGCAGCCAGATTGGTGGCAGTTTCCCCGTGTGGAGTCGTGTAGGTGCTAAGTATCAGGGTGGTGGCAAGATTGACACTACAAACCTTAGTGCTGGTGACATCGTGAAGGCTGGTACGATGGTCGTTTTCAACGGCATTGGCCAGAATGTTACTATCGTGGATGCACCTGCCCTCTATGAGAAGAAAAAGTACAGTGCAGGTAATCTTTGCACATACGAAAATGTCATTTATGCCGCAAACCAATCTATCAGCACCGCTGAGGACTGGACTTCCGCACATTGGACAAAGTTGCTTGGTGGTGTAGCAAACATTGCTGACTATTCATCAAGTGCTACCTATTCCGTTGGCGACCTTTGCAAGCATGACAACAAGTATTACACTTGCAATACTGCTATCTCTACCGCAGAGGCTTGGACAGCAGGACACTGGACTCAGACCTACGCATACAATGCGCTTATGGACGACCTTGCAGCCGTAAACGGACTCATCGAAACCGATGTTTGCATCCCCGATGGAGTTGTTATTGCAACTTGTGCCGTTGTACGCGAAGGGCGTATCTACGCAGATCGTGCTTACATTCCCGTAGGCTATGGCGTGGAAGGTCGCTTGCCAATGATTGAGTTTGTGCGCGAATAATAACCAATAAAAAGAACGACTATGTACACAAGAGACAAATCTTATTATGACATCGTTGCTCACGGCCTTGCCGCTATGGGCTACGAGAGTGATGGCGAAAGTACCGCCCTCACCAAGTACATTCAGGATATGTTTGCAAACAAGTACAATGCACAGCGTACTTTTGCACAGGTTGGCTTCTCGCTGAACCCCAACATTCCTATCAACCCCACCTATGAGCAGATTGAAGCAACCATCCGTCCTTACACGATGGCTGGATATGTTGACATCGACTCTGATGGCCCAACAAAAAGCACGGACGGACTCAGCCTTCGTACTGGTGGTCTGCCTACCTTCAAGCACGAGGTAACGCTTAATCGCAAAATGTTGCGTGAGCAAATGCTTCTTGCAGACAAGTTGGGTAAGTTCACTCCCGATATGGTAGATGTTGTCATGGAACTTTTCTTCAAGTCCGTTGACGACCTTCTCGGAGGCAACTACAACACCATGTTGTATCAGCGTCACCAGATTGTATCAAACGAGTGCAAGTTGGTTATCAACTCCAACAACAATCCTTTGGGTGTTGCAATGACACTTGAATTTGACGGAGTTGTTGCTGGTCACAAGAAAACAAGCACATGGTACACAAAGTCTGGCGATACCGTTACCGAGGATGCAAACATCGGCACTACAAAGCCTTTGCAGGTATTGAAGAAGGTACGCAGAGACGCAGAGGACAAGGATTTCTGCCCATTGGGTGGTCATTGGGAGGTTTCCAAGACTACTTGGGATGATGTTGTAGGTCTGCCCTACTTCCGCAAGTTGTGGGTAAATGCAACTCGCCCCGATGTAAGCGACGCAACAGTTATCGCATCCCTCGGCTCTCTCGCTACCGATGAGACTATCAAGCGTTTCATCGAAGGTATCATTGGCGCACCTATCGTTGTTATCGACAGCGTAAGCAGCATCGAGAAGTTCAACAAGGCTACTGGCAAGATTGAATATAGCAATGTGGCTTCCTTCAAGGAAGGTGTGTTTGTCTATGTTCCTGGTGGCGAACTTGGTGATGTACAGTTTGGCCGTCCCATCTTCATGGAGACCCCTGGTAGCCGTGCAGCTTTGTACGATGGTGGCAGAACACTTATCCGCAACGTGTTCAACGATGAGAACATGAATCAGTACATCAAGTCTGAGGTAACTGGTTTGGTAGTTCCCAACAAGACACGTTGGATGTATTACGTAACCGTAAAGGGATAAACAAAACGATATGGAAGAGACATACACAATCAAGGATTATCTGAAAGGCAAGGTTTCCTTGCAAGTGGAAGATAGCGTATTCGCAAGCATATTCTACGATAGAGGTGTAACCGAAAGCACTCCTGTTTCATCTTGTAGCGATAGGATAAAGGAATTGTGCCTTGCAGACCTTTATGTGTGTATCTCTTCCATGCCGAGCAAACGCGGTAGCGTAAGGGACGCAGATGGTAACTGGTCTCACGAGGAAGGTTCTTTTGAACTTGGTGTATCTGACAAGAATGCTTTCAGAAAGATGGCAAACGAAATCTACTCCAAGTATGGAGAGAAGAAGGGAGTCACTGGTGGAATAAGGTTTATTTCAAGGGGTATCAAGATATGCTGAACACACGTTTTCCACATACCTGCAAGATAGAGAGAGCGCAAGCCTTCGACCCTTTTACGGAAGAAGTTGTGCAATCCATGTCCGAGAATGATGAAACGCAGTCTGGCAACACTACTATTTACGAAGGTGAATGCAGGAGTTACAGAAGCGACATCAGAAATGGCGAGGTATTGAAAACTGAATGCGTGTTAGCCATACCGAGAACACTTCAAGAATGGACTACTTACATACCAATGGCAAACGATATTGTGACTATCACAATGGGTTCTTACGTAGAGACTGGTGTAGTTCTTGACACAAAGATAAACAACTTTGGCACTGACGTAGTTTGGTTTTATGAGAAAGTCTAATCAAAACGCGCTTAAGGATGGCTTCGCAAGGGCAATCCGATTGGCAATAGGGCAAGAAACATCTTCCATTGAAAGGCAAGGTGTGGTAGGCCCTGTGTTCAATTCAGTAGCGGAACACATTTGGACTAAGGCAATAGAATATTTCAACGAGGAAGAGTCAAACCTTACTGGAAACACATTGTCTGGCATTGCCTGTGGTGTGTATGCTTACGGAACGCTGAAAAAGACATACGTAAGCACCATTTCACCTACAAGCGGAATGGTAGAGGCTGGCCCTTGCAAGGAATTTATAGACTACGATAGTGGAGAAGTAGTGAATTATGTGGAGAACTATTCCACACCATCACTTGATTGGCAAGAAACTGATGAAGGAAAGTTCGCTAAAGATTTGGCAAAGGAGTTTATAAGAGAATACAGGACAAGATTCAAAAAAGGATTTGGATTTGTTGTCGTAAGTGGTTCTCCATATTCCACTTGGCTGAATAAAGTAAGGAAACTTGATTTGCTTCAATCCGCTTTTGCCGATTCAAAACCCGAACTATTACAACAACTGAAAGCGAAAGGGATATTTGCAAGATGAGTAGCACACCAAACAAAATATTGCTTGCATTGAACGAAATGAAGTCACTATGTACCGATATAAGTACAAATGTGTTCACGAGCGTTCCAAATGCACTTTCAAGCAAGGTTGACGATTACATCATCCTAAGCGTTCCTGCAATGTTGCAAAACAGCAATATAGGAAAGGATGCAGGTGTGTATAAGTCATACGTTAGATTTGAGTTTTTCAGAAGGGACAAGAATGGACTTGAAGATACACCAAAACTGACGAGAATGCTTGAGGACTTATCCGACAAACTGCCCCATAGCGCAAACCATATAACATTGTCGAACCCTCGCATTGTATTGAGAGGTTCTGCTGGAAATGGATTTCACGCAGCCGCTTTGCACGCATCAATTATTATAAACCTATAAAAACAAAAAAAACTATGGCAGCAATAACTCCAAAAAGTTCTTTGAAAGAAATCTTCTCAGGTCTTTCAAGTATTTGTATCAAGAAGAGCGGCATCTCTGCTTTTACTGGTAACATTGATTTCGATTGGGATATGCCTGTAACGGTTGACTCCCTCAGTTTCTCACAGGCAGAGCCTACCTTGAACCGTACAAAGGTGCATGGTTTGCAAGCCGACTGGTGTGTAACCGCAGAGAGTGGCGAAATCACGTTCAAGTGTACCGTTCCTTTCGTTGACGATGATATTACAGACTACTTCCTGAATGGTGGAACTGCTGGTACTTCCGTATCTGCAATCACTACCAATGCAACTCCGCAGGGAACTACCTTCTCAGGCAAGTCCTACGAGTTGAAGTCAGTAAAGTTGTATATGGGTATCGGTCTCATCTCAGACGATGGCGAACACATGATCCTCGTTAAGAAGTTGGCAGTATATGCAACTCCTTTGTTTGAGAACGCATCTTCTACCCCATTCGGATTCACTCTGACTGGTAGTATCGAGGCTTCTGACACGAGTTCAGACAACATCGCATTCTTGAAAAAGACAGCATAGCATTTCCATATAGTATCTGGTTAGGGGCGTGGGGTTTTGAATGCCCTCCGCCCCTTTCTTTTTACAATGGAATAAATAAAACCAAACTATATGGATAAGATAACAACACCGACAACCGAAGAAGAGAGACTACTGAACGATGTAGTTGAAGAAAATCCGTTTGTGTGCAGCATAACAGGCACCAGGAAGAAATACTCGATAGGATGGATGAAGGTTGCAACGAGAAGAAAGATAACATCGCTATATCTTGAAAAGGGTAATGACGATAGTCTGAGTTGCAAGGTGGCAGCGGCCATTGTACTAAACTCATTCTGGAAGATGAAACTGATATATCCTATACTTTGGAGATATTGGTTCTATGTGAAGGAATACGAAGAGGAACAACTAAGTGAAATCCTCGTTGCTGGTAAAAAAAAAGTACCTCACGCACAATCCTTGATAAATATCATGTTAGTGACAGGCATGAGAGATACGATTATGAGGATGAGGAAGGAGGAAGCGTCTCGTACCCTTCAAGAACTTTCTACGGAGAGTACTACAGTTTAGCAGAGAAATACCCATTCCTGTTTGAGCCGAGATATTTCATTTTTGGTCTGATACGAGTAAATGCTTGGGGTTTAAATTGGGGTTACTCAATAGCGCAGATAGAACTTATGGCATCCGATACCCCGATAGTCGATTACAGGGATAAGTCAAAGGAAAGAAAGCACACCAAACGTGAAATGGAAGAACTTACAAGAAAGTGGAAGGAGAAGCGAGGAAGGTTTGACTTCAAAGGAAAATCGGTATCAACAGAATCATTCCTTAATGGTACATATAAGAACTAAACTATGGCAGATGGAGTATTAGACGAATTATATTTTTCGTTAGGTCTGAATACAAAAGGTCTTGAAGATGATGCAAAGGCTTCAAGGGAGAAACTTGAAAAGATTCTCAGCCAAGTAGAAATAAAGAAGTTGGGTCTTTCCGATGATGCAATCAAATCGTTGCAGGAAAGGCTTAACTCAGAAAACTTTTCCGTAAAGGCTTCCGTTAGTGGTATAGATACCAATTCTATGGTTGAAGCAATGCGAAAGGTCGCGCAGATAGCGGAAAACATCAAGCCGATAGGTTCTGGTGGTGATTTCAACGGAGTTATCAACGCACTAAGGAATGAAAGAAAGGCTTTTTCTGATTATCAAGCGTCAAGAAACGCAAGCAACAACCGAAATGGAGATCAGTCTCTATGGGATGAATACCAAAAGGCGAAAGATGTACTTGATTCCTACGTAAACGGAACTGCGAAGGTTGAGGACGCAAACGATAAACTTGAATCAAGTCAAGGTAGGCTATCCACACGAATATCCTACTATGCTTCAAGAATATCGGCCACGTTCACGAACTTGTCGCAGAATATTATGCAAGCCATAAACAAGATGGTTCTGAGTATTGAAAGTGTTGCGCAGAATAGCACCATTGCTGAAATACTGAACAGGATGGCTTCTGTATCATCAAAAGTTGTAAGTTCAAATTCTTCAAGCAGCACAAAATCGAAAGAGGATGCAGAACTTGCACAACACGAAAAGGCATACGCAAAGATACAAGACAAGATTATTGAGATAGACCGACTGAAATCAAAACTATCAAAGACACCCATATTCCAATCCGATAGCGGAATGAATGATGCAGAGGATAAATTAAGTGGTGTCATTCTTATGCTTGACAATATGCGTGCAAAGTTACAATCCGTATCAAAGGAAACTGCAAGCATGGATTTCCTCAAAGGGTTCAATGGTCAGTCTTGGCTTCAAACAAAGGATGCAGTAAGCACGGCAATATCCGAGCAGAAGAAAGCAAATGCAGTTGCAAGAACCGCAGAGGCACAAGCGAAAGTGAACGCACAACTTGAAAGCGAAAGGGCGTTAAGGGAAAGAAATGCAGAAGCCGCAGATGAAGAACGAGAGAACCAAGAAAAGTTCAATGCAGAACTTGCTCTTGCAGATGAAAAACTGAAAGGCACATCTTCCACTGTTAGCAGCTTGAAAAACCTTATAATACAAGCATTTTCAATCTATGCGATAAGAAACTTTGTGATGGGTCTTGTTGAGATAGGTGGAGAATTTGAAAAGACGCATATTGCACTTAGAAGCATTATGGGTGATATGCACGAGGCAGACCTTCTTTTCGGCAGACTGAAAACACTATCCGTAAAATCTCCGTTTGAGTTCAAGGATTTGTCTAACTACGCGCGTCAGTTGGCTGCTTTCCAGATACCGAATGATGAACTATACGACACGACAAAAAGACTTAGTGATATATCTGCAGGTCTGAATGTGGATATGGGTCGTATCATTTTGGCATTTGGTCAGGTTCGTAGCGCGTCCGTGCTGAGAGGACAGGAACTTCGCCAGTTTACAGAGGCTGGTATTCCAATGGTGGATGCACTTGCAAAGAAATTCACGGAACTTGAAGGGGCTGAGGTATCAGCAGCGCAAGTTTTTGAAAGAATATCCAAACGACAGGTGTCATTCCAAATGGTAAAGGATATTCTGTTTGGTATGACCGAACAAGGAGGAAAGTTCTTTGAAATGCAGGAAACACTATCCGATACTGTTGCAGGAAAGTGGGCGAACCTAAAGGACGCATACGCGATTATGCAGCACGAACTTGAAACAAGTGTGAACGGCCCACTTAAATCATCCATAGACCTTATAACTCAATTACTGAGCAATTACCAGAATGTTGCCGCAGTCCTTGCAGTCCCACTTTCAACATGGGGAATTGGAAAACTATCACTAACAATACTTGGACTTGTGCAAGGATTTGGTGCGCTTGGAAATGCCGTGAAATCTGGTGTAACGGCTGGTGTTTTCCTTGAAGCGGAACGCAACTTTGTGAAAACAAGTATTGCAGCAGGAACTATGACATCTGCAACTGGAAAGGCACGTCTTGCAGTTGATGCTCTCGCAAAATCTTTCGGAAAGATTGGCACAATGGGTTGGATAGGCATTATTGCTGGTGCGATAACTGGAATTGTGGCAGCGGTAAAGTTGTGGAATACCGAAAATGACAAACTTGAAAAGTCAATAGACTCCATAAATTCCAAATACCAATCAGCAGAAGCAAGCGCAAGCGCAAATGCAAACATTTTGCTTACGCAATTAAAGAAAGCACAGAAAAGTTCCGATGAGTACGGAAGTATCATAAAGGAAATAAACAACACATACGGTTCGTATCTCGGAAACATACTGAAAGAGGCAGAGGCATACGATAATGTAGCACTCGCAGTAGATAAGGCAAAGAAAGCCATCATAGAGAAGAACAGATACACAAGACAGGAAGAAATAGTAAACGCTATCAATGAGAACTATGCAGAGAGAATAGGTGAAGCAAACAATAATTTGATGGACAAACTAAAATCTGCATACGAAGATAACGCAAAGCAAGTATTTGATGCAATACAAGCAGCAATATCAAGCGGTGAAGGAATGTCTGCAAATAGCCTGTCAAAGATTGTTGACGATTCATTGAAAGGAGTTATTGATGGATTTAAGTTAAATGTAAAAGGAATTACATCAAGTAATATTTCATCAAGAAACACGTCAAAAAGCGAATACGATTTAATAAATGTAGAGGAAGAAATACAAAAAATACTCGATATAAGAAATCAGCAAGAGGCAGAAATCGAAAGAAGGCTTGGATCTGAATACAACATACGCAAAAAGATTGCGGATGCAACGGAAAAGCAGGTAGAGGATAACCGACAATGGGTTAAGGATGTAA